AACCTGTGATTCTATTTTTAGGTATTTGCAACTGCATAACATGTTCGTCTTCTGTCTCGTCATCTGTAAGAAGTTTTTTGTCTGTAATAAATATAGTTACGGCGCACTTCTGTTGAATAGCCAGTGAACCACCTGTGTCCGACTGTTGAACAACTTCTCTCTTTTCCTTCATTCTATTTGAATTTTCCTGAGCAGTGATGATCAAGACACAGTTCATATCTCTTGCTAGTTTTTCTAGTCTAACCATCATCTCTTCAAACTCACCCCATCTTGGCTTTCCTTTACCGCTTCCACGTGTAAACATAGATTGAATAGTATCTATTATTACAACATCAGGAAGCTTATCCGGATGCCCAATAAGATCTCTTAACCATAATTCTAAATCTTCAAAATAAGGAGTTTCTGGATCGTGCCGAACCATTAACCTATCGCCCCACTGTTCCATTTTTTTCTTAAAGATATCTATGTAAAATTGTTTCTGACTCTTTGTCCAGGAATCTGCTTCGGCATAAACATTTCGACCTATTATTTGAGTCATTAGGACTCTTTCCCAGTGACCTATTGCCTCTTCAAAATTAACATATAGAACTCTAAAACCTGTATCTAACCAATGATTAGCTAGACACTTAGCAAAAGTGCTCTTACCTTTACCAGACGGTGCGATTATCGCATGAACTGCGCCCTTAAAGAATCCCCCATCATCAGTATATCCCATAGCTCTATTCAAAGCTTTAAACTGTGTTGGAACAAAGTCTGGTATTTCTAATAAGTTTTCAGCTCTTGAAAGAATATCATTAGCAGTTGTCAACTTTGTAAACGGATCATACTTTATTTGATTTTGCAGATCCTTAATAGCAGAGGTAATCTCACTAACTCTATTAATATCTTCCTGGGTCTTGGAACCCTTCTTATTAAGAAGAATTTCTAATTCTAAAAGAAAATTAATTTGCTTACGCTTATTAGCCTTATACTTGATGAGCTCTAGTACCGATTCCTTAGTAGATACACTAACGCCAAGTATATAATCCATTAATTCTGATACCTGGCTATGACCACCTATAGACTCATAGGTATCTGTTTCTGTAGAAAGCCAAGATCTAAAAGCTATTGGATCTACTATGTTTAGATTTGTAGATTCATAGAATGAAATAATTGCTGAATATAATTCATGCGTACCACTTTCACCATGAATTTTTCCAACTAAATCTTTTGGTAGGTTTTCATAGAAATACTTTACTGCACCTTCCTCTTTTAGGCATAGTGCTATTGCCTGATACTCAACTGGTGCTTCACCCAGTTGTTCAGCTTCTTCTATCGTCATCAATTTTTGAGCCCTTTATTTTTCTATATAAACTTTTTTTGTACTCAGAATTTTTCTTTTTCATATTCTGATAATATTGAGAAGAAGTTATAGATTTTGCTTTTGGTTTTTTATCCAGCTTTGGACTATTCCTAATAGCTTCAAGCATCCTATTATACACGCTCAGCTCATTCAATGAGTCGTTGTACCTAAATACAATTAATGTAATTCCATTTTCCTTACACCACTCCGCTTTTCTTTCATCTCTTTTTTGAGCTTCTAAAAATTCGTACTTAGAATTAAAAAATCTACCAGTATAATAGAAGTGCTGACGACCATGATATTCAGCTGCTAGGGAGTAACTAGGACAATAAACATCTAACTTTAGCTTATCGCCTATATGGTATTCATTAACTATTACTTCATTAGGAAGTAGTTTTTGCATGATGCCGGTTAGCGCCGTTTGGCCTCTAGACATTTTTTTTCTAGAGTTCTTAAGCCAATTCAAACCTAATTGATTTATCTTTTTATTAACGTCAGCTACTGGTACGTCTAATTCTCTAGATATTTCTGAAATAGATTTATTGGTATCCATCAATAAATCTATCAGAAATTCTACATCATCTTCTTCTAGTCTTTTGTTTTTTTCTTTCATTACTTATTTTTGTCAAAAGGTATTACCGGTGCTTTACTAAGACTCAAAACTTTTCCAGTATCTATGATAGACATGTTTAGATTATCCCACGCTTTAGATAATAGTGCTAAACCAAACACTCCACAGTCTAGCAGGCAGTACTCTGCGCCACCCTCAAATTCAGATAATTGCGAATATATGTTGTCTAATTTATCATAATAATTATGATAGGGAACATTTATTACGTGACTGTCAAAACCAAAGTGTCTTTGCGCTACTTTTTTATCATGAAAAGTAACAATTACTTTTGGGGTATTTTTTATATAAAATTCTACAAATGACGTATAGATATCTTTATTATTTAGATAATAGTATTCAAAGACATTTGAATATAAATAGTTAGTATTCTTACTAAGACCTACCTTAAAGTGTTTTCCACTTTCTATATCTGACACCAGAGTATGAGATACAGCCTTCATTATTCTTTTATCTGTATTCTTCAATGAAGATACTATATTTTTTGCAAAATTCTTTGGGAAAGGATTTTCGCTATTCTTACTTAATGCAACTATTGATGACTTTGGTATGTTGATATAGCCAAATTTTTCATGACCATTCATAGCCGTGGTAAGGTTTATTAGTGATTGAACTGGATTTAAAACAGTCATATGAGTCTCCTATTAGATGCCAAAATTTCCCCAGTTAATTAGCACTGGGTTTTTATCGATAATTGAATTAATGTGATTTAATGCATGAAACTCTCCACCATCTAAATGGGAATATCTTTCATACTTAGCTGCCTTGTCTTCATCTTTAATATAGCCTAAATGCTTCATAATTAGACCAGAATCAAGCCAAAAGTTTTTCTTTGAAATCCATTCGCGGACATAAGTTGGCTCCGACCCACATGCTAACTTCTTATTTAAGAAACCACCATTTTCTATGAATCTAAATATTCTTGAACTATTAGTAGGAGCCCATAACTTATCTACTCTATACTGGTTTTCATTCCACATGTGATAAAATCTGACATTAACAACATCATACGGGGAAGAGTTTAGTGCCTGACGAATATCTAAATCATTAATGTGATGAAGCATTTCATCACAGTCTATAGCGATAATCCAATCACCAGTTTTTGCGTACTTTTCTAAATTACCCCAGGCAAAGGCTCTGAGCTTTCCTTCATGTACACTGAATAAATTTTCAGGAGTTTGGTAAACGTCAGCGTACTTCGCTGCGATTTCTGGTGTATTGTCTGTAGAACAATCATCAGTAAATATAATTTTATCAACCTGAGTTGATAGTCTTTGTAAAACTTCCTCTAAGAATCTAGAGGATTCATTTCTTCCAATCATTTGTGCGTATATCATATACACCTTACTCTTAAAGTAATTAGGGGGAGGATTTACCTCCCCCTAATTATATCGGACAGTATTATTGTCTATAAAGTTCAGTCAACAAACTGCTTACGAGCTTCAACGGCGGAGATGTTCTCAATCTCTACATCCTTGAAGATTACCTCGCCAGGTGTTCCAGCGGGACGACGGCTGCTCATAGCAAGCTTCTGAGCATCAGTCTTGTTATTGGCCTTAACAAGCGTTGTTGTTGTTACTGTGAAATACTTGAACTTATTGTCTGACATTACTAGCCTTTCGTTTAATTTGATGGATAATTGATTGCGATATATTCTATCGCATCTTGCATCGATGATGCAAGTTTTGTTGCCATATATTTTAGATATACTCTATTTTTATTAGAGTCACAGCAGAAAATTACTGCTGGCTGATTATTAAACTTAGCCCAAGCAAGTTCAAAATCAGTACCTATATATGGACGATTTGGTATCATATATTCTACCAGAAGAATGTCTGCTCTGCGTTGCATAAACAGATTTTTTTCTACAATTTCTTCTGGAGTTTCGTAATCACGATCAGCAATGGAGGTTGGATCTAGTACATCGTAGCCATTAAGTAAGAGTATATCAGTAGCTTGCTTTCTCCAACTCGTGGCATAAGAACCGACTTCCTCTACTGCTCCTGATAGAAATACTTTAATCGGCATAGGCTACTCCTGGCCAAAAATATTCCATATCCGACGGATCATCAAAGTACTGACTGTAGTAGTTAAAGTCTTTTCTGAGTAAATTAGATCTGTGGGACTTATGCAAGCGATCATCGCCAAACCAAGGTGGCATGACTAATAAGCCTGGCTGAATTTGCTCATAGGCCATATTATTTTTGTAGCCTCTTTTTTTCCATTCGCGTATTGTTATATTCTGATATAGCTGCAGAGCTGACTCGTACCCCGTCCACATAACTGTAACTGGATGGTTGCGCCAACCTTTTGTGGGAGTTCTACTCAAAAGAATATTTAAAACCTGAAAAGTTTCAACTCTTTGCTTACCTAAACGCTTATAATCTAATACTTCTACAGACTTCTGAAAGTCTGCATACGGTAGGAATGTCTGCACTTTAATCCTTCTTGAACTCTGACCAGGTTTTGTCGCCTACACCATAATACTCTCTAGCAAGACCTGCCGCAACTATGTCTGCGTTTAAACAGTTACCATCTTGATCCCAAACTCTAGCTAGTACTCTACCGTACTTTTCGTTTTTATCTATAATAGTTTCTATCTTAACTTTATGTCCAGCTTTATTTAACCATTGATCTGTAAATTCTTTGGCAGCTAGCCCTTTTTGCTTTTCTTCTAAATTAGATGTTCTACTCTCCGGTGTATTAATACCATAGAGTCGAACTCTACCTTTCTTCAGTACATCAAAACCTAAATCAATGACTATATCAAATGTATCACCATCGACTACCTTTTTGACTTCTGCATTATATATCCATGGGTTCAGTTTATCTGACATATTAATCTCTTTCTATTCCTATGTAATCACATGCTTTTCTAAAAATTTCTCTACTAACTGAAAACTTTGAATCTGCCTCTCCTCCAACTGGAGATGATTTATGCCAACTGTGACCTATGGAAACAGATCCATCATACACTAAGTTATAGCCACGATGTCTGGCAAAGTAAGAGCACCATGTCTCCTCGTAGTAGTGTGGCGTTGGTAGAAATGCACCAGAAGAGCCTGGATATAATTCACGATACTGGGGATCGTTGGATAGTGCATCCCAAACACTTCTTCTAATAAAATATGCCGATCCAGAGACTGTTACGCAACTTATCCTATCCCTATATAGGGCATCATTTGGATCATGCTCTCTCCATCCTCGATGTTTTGGTGATGTATTAGTTCCTATGATACCAGCATGAGTTATATAGCCCTGCTCATCTCTTTGCTTTGGACCAAGAATGTGTATGTCTGAATTCTCAGAAAATATTTTTTCTATCTTCATAACGTCATGACTAGTCATCCAAACATCGGAATTCAAAAGACCTATTATACTACCATTGCCACTAGCGGCTAACTGATTACATGCAGCTGAGTATCCTATGTTTTCGTTATCATAGAACTTATTTACCTTATATCTACTGAAGTTATATTTAAGCCAATCCACAGAGTCGTCTTTAGATCCGTTATCAGCTATATATAGATTCCATAATTTAGGAGTATCATGAAGGTCATGGTGAAGACAATCAAGAAATCTATTAAGTAGTGGTCTGGTATTATAATTTACTACACAAAGATCTATCAATTTAACTCACCACTAAAGACGATAGCATCGAAAGCTCCACTGGGGCTCATGCCCAGATCAACTAGATTAATAAATTCCTTCTCAATATGACCAAGTGAGTCACTACTGTAGAATTCCTTAAATCTATTTAAGTATTGCATAATTGATGGACTTGCAATATTCTTCACTAATGATTTTTCAGAAAGACATTTTGATATATACCATCCAGAAATAAATGATACCGTAAGTATTAGCTTTAGTTTACCACTCTTCATATTCATCTCCTTCAACATCATAATATGTTTCTGCAGACTGAACCCTAATATCATCAGCTATATCCCTAAATGATTGAGAATATTCCTCATTAGCGTCATTTGCTAAATAATCATATGTTTCCGCTATGTGCATAGCAAGAGCATAGTCTACAACTATACATACTTGTCCCGGCATAAGCTTTGATACATGTTTCTTCTTAATACCTTTACTCATTATCTTCTTCCTGGTTATTTATTTTATGTAGGCATATGTTGTTTGTATCTGGCTCAAAGGTAATAAAGAATATATTCTTATCCTCCTCGCCAAAACCTTGTGGTGGTGGGCTATCTAATGCTATCTTTTTAGATGAGCAACCATATACTTGACTGTGATTTTCGTATACTAACAAGTAGTTTAGTTTTGATGCTGGCACTAGATCACTTCCTTGAGTTTTATACCACAGCTATTAAGAAACTTCTTGACATTGTCCCAATCATTATACTCATTACTTGATGTATATACAACTTCTTCTACCGTAGAATTTGCAATTAACTTAGCGCAAGAAAAACAAGGTGGACCATTAACATATAGTTTTTTTGCACTAGAAGAATAGTTACTGTGCAAAAGTGCGTTAGCCTCTGCGTGAACTGCTATACAGTTATCATAGTTTGAACCACTTGGTGAGTTATCAATATATCTTGGACAGCCGCCGTCTACACAGTGTGCTAGTCCAGAAGGACCGCCATTATAACCAATTCCAACAATATAACCGTATCTATCCAAAAGAACCGCAGAGTACTTTTTCTTGCCGCATGTAGAGAAGATCTCCGCCATGGACTTACATAGATCCATGTACTGCCTATCTTTTCTGGTTACCTCTGTAGTCATATAATTATGATGACTGCGGCAGCGCTTGCGAATAATAAGCTAAGCGTGATCGCTGTTATTCTTTCCAATTTACTTTTCAATGACTGATTTACTACCTGTAAAGATATGCACCAGTTGATCAGCATGGCGAAAAGTATTACTTTAAATATGTCATGCATAGCTTGTGCCCGTTAATAGTTTAATTGAGACAGGGAACTTATCTTCGATAAGATCTCTAGTCGCTTTTGCATAGGATTGAATTTCTTTTTGGGCGTCTTCTTCTAGTCTTTGATTTAAGAATAAAGCTAGAGACTGAAGACTACAGGACCACCTATATACAACATGCATACCATATGCTGGTAAAAATAATCTAGCCTGCTCTGGTGCAACACCCATCTCCATTGCAGTATTATATAAAGCTTCACCATCTTGAATGTATTTAGTGAGCATATCCGTTAGCATTGCGCCATTCCATGGATCTACTGGGCCACCAGAACCTTGTTTACGATTATCCGGAGCAAGTCTCCAATCATCTTTTGTTGGCACGTAAAACTCGGGATCCATCGTA